TCCTGTATTCTGACCAATAAATCCAGTTGCTGATGCAGAAGGATCAAAGATTGGAGCACCACCTTCTGGAGTTGTAGGAGTTCCAGTACCAAGTAATCTACCAAGTAGAGAACCAGGTTTACTGAGAATATTAGTAAGGCCAAGTTGATCTGTAAGTAATGGGAGACCAAGAGCACTTAGAATTGCAGGACCAGCAGCACCTAATGTTGGTCCCTTTGTTGTAGATCCTGTTTGTTGCTGCTGTTGATTAGCTGCAGTTTGCTGCTGTTGTGTAGTCTGCTGTCCAGTAGTTGTATCCTGAGTTTTTGTAGCTTGTAGTAAGGAATTGCCAATATTAGAAGCAATTGTCTGCTGTTGTTGTCGGAAATTGAGAGCTGTTGCTGCGCTTTGTGCAGCTGCTTGTGCAGCGGCGTTGCCAGCAAGTAATCCTAAGCTCGTGCTATTGTAAATACCAGATGTAGGAAGTGATGCAAGAGTGGGAGCGAAAGCAATCTTAGCTTGCTGTATAATGTTGTCAATAATAGGCTGTATCTGAGTTGGATCAGTAGCCTGTGTCAGAGCAGTATTCATCTGCTGAATCATGCTCTGTATAATATTCGGCGCTGCACCAGTAACAGTGGATGAGGTGCCAGTAGTACCAGTAGTTCCAGTAGTAGCAGTAGTACCAGCAGTTGTAGTATTCTGATTTGTTCTAGTAGTTCCGCTTCCTAAAAAGATGGGAGCAAGAGAATTAATAAGCTCAGAGATACCAAGTAATCCACCACCACCAGCTAATTTATCTGCTGCGGCGGCTGATGTTGTACCGCTCATTTACTTCTTCCTTTTCTTCCGCTGCGAATCTCGCTTCTTACTTAATGCAATAGCAATAGCTTGCTTTCGTGGCTTACCCGCTGCTATCTCGGTGCGAATGTTGCTGCTGACTACAGATTGGGAAGTTCCTCGTTTCAAAGGCATATTGCTGTACCTTTCTGCCTTGACCACAGCCACCATTTACGCAATGACAACTACTAATAGCACATCCACAGGGACAGATTGTAGTGGGACGCGGGATGCCAGTAATTCCTGTGAAAAACAGAAATATAAGGGATCGCCGCGTCCCACTACTTTCCACTTTCATACTCCTTCTCTATATCCTCTCTGAACTTATATAATGGCTTCATCCAGCAATTATCATAGATATGCGGCATCTTACAGCACCTCGGCAACCAACCATTGGGAAGCTTCCAAGCAGGGTAGTAGCATACTAAGTACATTATAAACAATACCTTAAGGATTTACTGCTCCAATTCCGGTGAATAGCAGATGTGAAGTATCAATAGCAATTCCTACATACTGCTGAATTACTGATGCAGTAGGCTTTGTATTCTGTATCAGTCCAGCTGTGGGACTTAGAAAATACCTAGTACCAATGGTAAGTCCATTGATATGCGCAACTCCATTATTCAATATAAACTCCCCAACATTACCTGCTGCAACACCGCCTGGTTCACTGCAAAAACCATCAGCAAAAGCACCAGCTACATCTGCTTCTGCTAGCTTCACAGCGAGAATACCACCACTTGGTATCAGAGTAATAAGCTGACCTAGCTGCACATTTACAGTTGCAACTGTATAAAATCTGCATTGATTACTCATTGTAAGTGTTGTATACGAGCCTTCCAATGCAATTTGCTTCGGCTTAATCTGAGGCCCAATACCTACAATATCAACAAATGTTCTAATAACTTGTTGTGCGAAAGCATAGATATCAGCAATAGCGAAGTTAGCTTCTGGGAAGGTACTAACAAATGGTGGAGTTTGAGCAATTCTAAAGTCAATAGGACTGTCGTAGGCTGCTAATGCAGAAGGATTAGTACCACTCATTCGCTGTAGCCTCCTTGGGTTACGGTAAGATTCATATTTACTAGATGGAATTGTCCCTTCATAAGACAGCTGAAGGAGTAGCAATTAATCATCTGCTTATAGGTGCGAGATCTAGGACTCACCTTATAAAGAAATGGAGGCGTTAGCTTACCCATTGTTTTCCCATCTTGAGTTGGAATAATGTAGTATTCAAATTTATTAACATCATCTCTAATAGTATCAAATTCTGTTACCTGATGCTCAATCCGCTGCGCTCTTTGCAGTTGATACTTACCTGTGAGGATGACACCATTACTATTTAGCTCACTGTAACTGAAATCCACCAATTGCACATCACCATCTTCCTGTAGGAATCCAAAGGAATGCTTAAACTCATCGACAGTAGAAATAGCTTGACCAAGTTGGAAATATGTAGTGTTGGAAAGCTGCTGATATGTTGTGTTAATGAGCTGTCCATATGTTGTTGCACCGAAGAGATTAGGGAATGTGAATTGGAAACAGTGGCGATGTGTAATCTTCAGCTTCCCCCATCTGTTAAGCAGGAGATCATAAACAATAGCATGAGTAAAATCGGGAGCGGCGATGCCATAACTAATCACCAAAAACCTTGCACTTATAACATTCAGCATCACATTAGGAGGCACTTTCAAATACTGGGTAGTAAAGGAATTTGTATCCTCATCAAAATCCTCAAAAACTTCTCCTGATAAGAAGTCCGCCGCTTCCGGATAGATTTGAGTTGTATTCTGCAAAGTTAGAGATTGCAGCCCATTTCCATCCCAGACATAATGATTAGCAAGATTGCTGTGATATGATACATCCAGTGTACTTCTAGCACCAGCAGAGCCAGGAACTTCTTTAAAAACAAATGGAAAATTAATGTTCCCAGAATACCTAGCACCAACAGCATTGAGATCACAATACACAACGAAGCCACCACTAAGAGGTAAACAGAACTTGATGTTTCCTTTGGCGTCATTAATAGAAGCACCTCCAGCACCAGTAGTAAGATCAGGAGTAAAATCAGTAGGATCAAGCAGTGATGACCACGCTACATTAACAGTGGAAAACGCTACCATATAGCCATTGGCGCTGCAGATACCAAGTACTTTACTTGTATCAAGACCTGTGAGGGTGACAGAATCCATTGCTTTTGTAGTGCTGTTGTAGGTAAATGCACCAATTCCAGCGTAGTAAATATAAGTCTGACCCTGTACAAATGCTGTTGTAACCAATGTAGTTGCAGCTACTCCAGGTACAAATGTAGAAGCCTGCCAAGTACCTACAGAAGCATCAAATACATAATTCTTCCCTGCTGCTGGAACAAATAGAAACTTATTACCATTAGGGTCCTGCAGATTAAATGCTTGGTCAAAGTCTGTATTATTAGGAGTTGTAGAACAAGCATCTGGAGGCAGCCCATCTACATATCCAATGCTTTGATAACCCTGAAGTGTAGGAAGTACATTATGCATATAATAAGCCTGCGGCACACCCTTATCTACAATTACACCAGGAGCATTTAGTGTTGTTCTGTCAAAATTCTGATCATACTGCGCAATTACAATACTTCTACCCCACAGTTCTGTAACAAAGGGAAATAGAGGATTACTGAGATTTACCCGAAATGTAAAGTATGCCACCTAGAGTCTCGCATCCAGCTTCAAAGTCTGCGTTGCGCTAGTAGTTTGAAAACAAGCTAGAGCAACATTCCCACCACTAGCGAGAGTAAATCCTGCACCGCCACCAGTAATTGTTGGCTGTGCTACTCTCATAACAGTAGGAAATGAATACCAAGTAAAACCATTTTGTCCATTAAGAACAGCAATAGTTATAATATTAAGATACCGCTGACACATCAGTTGTGTAAGTTCCAGCGGTATTCTTTCCGGAGTTGAATTTGTAGTCCAAGTTCCATCTTTCCATTCAAGACCGCCAAGTAGAAAAACATTACCAACTGGATTAGTAACAAACTTAGCAGCAGTGCTGCTTCTTACAAAATTTCCCGCCACCCATTGATTTGGAGTTGTAGTTTGAAAATTTGAGCCAGATCCAAAATCAAAAATAACTGATGCATCACTTCCAGTACCATTAGGCGGCCAATTGGTGCTACTGACAAGAGTATCGCCAGGAATAGAAATAGCATAGCGAGTCCAAGTGTTGATTGCAGAAATAGTGAAAGTAGCTACATAACTTCTAGTAGGAGCAGCAGTATTGTTTCTAATAGTAACATTATAAGTTCCAAGCTGTGATGATTGTGCCCAGAATAGCAGTGTAGAGCCTCTAGCACTTGCAGTTCCATACTGCAATTGAGACATTCTAAAGCCTTCAATAGGCTGGGCAAAAAGATAGGCTTCAGCTGCCGCAGGTGTAGGCCGCTGTACATTTACAGCTAATTTAGCAGCTATTCTATAACCTGGTGGAGGTGTTCCAACCATTTGAAAAGAGAGAATACTTGCAGTACTAGTAGTTAATTCCCACTGATCTGTAACATATTGAGTGACTGTAGGAATTACTAGATTAGTAGAGAATTCTTGATTTATATCAAAAGCACCATTAAGGAGAATATTGCGAATACCAAAACCAGTAGTATTTCCACTTACAATATTATTAACCCTTCCTTTTAATGCTCTAAATTCCGCCGCTGCGGTCTCAGCAATAATAGGATCTGTTGGCTGTGTTGCATCTGTAGGATCAGGAACATAACCGCTCATTTGTTGTTATGCTCCTGGAGTGGTGGTATTAACAATGAAAAAGTCCACCCTAGTATTTGCAGTTGGAGCCGCATCACATACAATATTAAAAGAACCTTCTGAGACTTGAGGCCCAATATTGATAACTCCAGTATTATTAGTCCGCTTCTGGAGAAATTCAAGAGAGTTGGTATGGCAGTATCTGTTGGTGATAGTAACAGAAGTTGCAGCAGCAGGAATTGTAAGAGAGCCAGAAGGAGAATGCATGGTGCGCGGCGATGTGTCAGTTTGTGAATTATTGAGCCAACCTACCCGAATTCCGCCAGCCATAGTATGCTGATATTCATTCAAAGTACCAGAAAGCGGCGCCCCACTTGGAGTGTACATGAAGTTATTAGGATCAATGTCAATTGAGACATTATCAGCAAATACAAATGGAATACATCCTGCTGGACTCAGCGGCAATGCTAACTGCGTCCAAACTGTTGACATTGTGAGACCAGCTGCCATAACTACCTTCCATTTGCCTCAATGTTGCTAATCAGTATATTATTAATCCACCGCTGCACTATTCCATCAGGTGAATCATATTTTCTACTAGCCTCCTGCTTTCCTGTTGCAGCAAAGATTGCTGACGCCGCAATAGCAACAATTGCGTAAGGAAAATCCCGTGCAATCCAACTGCTATAGTTTTCCCCATTGTTGCTGTTATCAATGTTTGGAAATGCATAATATCCGAATAAGACATTGTTGAAGGCTGTTCGGGATTTAAAGAAAATAGTGTCTCCAGCCTGGTAGATAACATTCATTTCCTCCACATTGTAGGGAGACCATGCTCCAGATTGAGGTCCATCAAAGATCTTATCAGGCCTTATAACAGTAAAGAAAGCCAGCTGCTCATTGAAGTTAATAGCTGTAAGACCGCCACTAGGATCAATAATGGGAGGAAGAAGCGTAGGATTTTGCTGAAATGTTGCAAGAGATGGATCATTTTTCCTGCACCATGCAATACTTCTGTAGCGGGGAAATACATCAGTATTAAGCTGCTGTATGTAGAGCTTCTGATCAAACACTACTTGAGCTGGAATTATATCCTTATAGAAGTAATCCATGCTGTGGAGATAGAGAGTTGCAGCAGATATGCGCTCTTGTATCTGCCCATCACCACCCTGAGATGAGTCCATATCTGGGCGATTAGTTTCTATTACTACACTATTAACAAGACCGCTGAAGTCCATAATTAACCCTTCGCAGCCTGCTTAATATCAGCTGTTGAGACAGGATTTAATGTGACCCGCGCTCCCTCTACCTTAGCAGCTGTTTGAACTTGCTTTAGCCTCTCCACAGCATCCATTCCTGCAAGTTTCTCCGCATCTTTATTACTATTATTCACTGCTTGTTGCGCTGATGGTGTGTTAAGCTCTTGCAATATCCCCAGCTTTTGCCGTATCTCTGCTTCCAAGCTAACTCTGAGTTCCTGTTCAATTTCTTCTTTAACTTTCTCCCTGATGGTGCCGACTGGATCAAGTCGCATCTTAGCTTCTGTGATTTCATTTGCTGTTGCATGGCGCAGATAAGTGTTTCCTGCTGCGATTTCATCATCTAAGTATTGCTGCGTAGCCTGCACATTAGTCTCAAGAAAGCCAAAGCGAAAACCAATGCGAGTTCCATCATAGCGATGCAGAGAAGCATTAGCAACAGTACAGATGTAGGCTTTTGCAGCTACAAAAATTGTAGGTTGTGGCTTGGTAATAGACTGAAGTGGAGCTACATGAGGTCGTAATGTAGGCTGCTCAGGAGTTCCTACAAGAGGATCTACACCTCCAACTGATGCAGTGGAGGGAAGAGATGAGAATGACATGGGATGCGGCGTTCCCTTAGTTTAGAGAAAAAGAGAGGAAATACCGAATCTGCGCCGCTCGGTATAACACGGCTTGGAGCAGGAATTAATAGCAGCGCGGCACACTACTATCTACCCTGCGGCAGCGGCAGTAAGATTAGTCATGATTCCAAAAGCGGGTGGGTTTCTAATGACTGTAGTAAGCTCCGTTGTAAGTGTTCCACCAACTGCATCAATTCCATTATCCGTTGCTTCTGATCCGTCCATATTAAACTCTCTATTCTGGGTTTTTCGATCTCCAAGATATGCGAGATTGAAGCTGCTAAGGTCAATAGCAAATGCTGTTTTTGCCCACGAAGGGTTGGTGTTAAATAGAGGATGTTCAATAATTCTAAATGTGCCTCTAGCAATCTTAATAGTGCTGAATTGTAGTCCGAAGTTCGTTTGCCCATCGACCATGTAGTATGTCCCATTCAACCTCCCGATGTTGTTTATCACTTTCTTAGCTGCACCACCACAAAACATTACCCTTTCATTCGCTACTTTCGGATCTGTAGCCTGATTAAATACTGGATCAAATGCTGCTTCAAACTGCGTGTAATTTGTAGTTGCACCTGCTACAGTGACATTAGCAGCAGCGTAAGAAGGAGGATAATAAGCGAGATTGGAAACAATACTGTAAATACCGTCCATCGCCCTAAGCGGCTGCCCATTACGGCTACCACTGTATTTCTGACCCCAGAATAGAGCTTTTTCAATATCTGCTGCATGGAATGCTGCACAATCCTGTCTATTCTCAGCGATATTAGTATCTCCAGCAATCATCTGTGTAGCTCTCACACTATCAGAGATAGCCCAAGTATTTCTGAAAATCTGCGTTAGATTTGTAACTCGCACAGGATTAATTTGCAGCGCATTCGGCCGCAAGCTGCTTTCCTCAAATGCTGTACCTACTTGATACAGATTAGTTGCATTATTAATTGCTGCAACAGTTGCTCCACCAACACCTCGCTGTACACTAACTTGTGTAGGGCTGAGAACACCATTAATGATAATATTCTCACCAGTTTGATCAGCGCGCATGACCATACCAACGAGAACATTCGCAGTAGAAGTTACTGTGAAAACAGTATCAGCTACCGCAACCGCGGCTGCTAAAGTAAGCTGTGGAAACAGCATTGTTTTTGTGAAAAATCCATGCTCAGGTTGTACTGCTGTCTCAGCGGAAAGCATACTTGTGAGACCAAACAATGGAGCAGTACCATTCGGCATAAGCCTAGTAATCATTCCTGCGAAGCTTTTCCTCGCAAGATCTTGAGTGATTAGGTTACTGTTGAAAATTCCTGTTGTCATCTCTGTGTTTCCCTATTCCCTGATGTTACCTGAGAGTGTTGCTGCTACTGCCTAATCTGCACCAACATTGTTAACTTCAATTACTGGAGAGAAGGTAATACTAGTAACAGTGGTTGGAATTGAAGCAGAAGCAACTACTCCAATAATTCCTCCTTGTCCAAGTCGCAAACCAACAACTTTAGTATTAGCAGGAACACCAGTTCCAGTCATTAGCATACCAGGAGTAACGAGAACA